AGTCACTGCTGAACCCGTGTTGAATGTACTATCATTCCATTTAAACTCCAAACATGGAGGGTAAATAGTGTTAGTATCTCTAGAGAAGAAATTAAATGTATATCTGTAATTTGGATCGAATTCAAATGAACCTGTACCTGTTGGGGAAGGTGCCGTACTATTCATGATAATGAATCCGTTGTTATTAATAACGCTTCCTGTCCACCACCCAACAAATCTAGTTACATTAGCATCAATATCTTTTGTTGAAAAATAATCAAACGATTGAGTTACTGAAGAGGTGTAATAAGCTGCTCCTCCTCCATTAACAACAAAATAAGATGAAGTAATACCTGTGGGTAATGTAGTAATAACCCAAGCGTTTTTTTCATTAGCGCTTCTATATTTCCAACTAGCCCCATCATTTGATTCTGGAATATTTCCGAAACGTCCTGTACCCATATCCCAACTTTCATATAATGGATGAATTTCAATGTTAAAAGTAGTTGGAATACCCTCCACATTAGCGTTATATAACTTAAGTGAAGCTGTGAAGTTAGTGCCGGATTTTGACACAGCATCAGCTATATCAGCATTATCAAATTTAATTAACGCTCGGCTAGTAGCAGATGATGTGTAAAGACTAGATTGATTTTTAGATAAATCTAAAATAGAGTCTAACCCTGCGTTCAGAGTATTGTAATCTGTATAGATTGTTGTATCCTGTGACGGAAATATTTTGTAAACACCCATTTATATTAGTATTATTCTAGTATAAATATGGAATGTTTATAGAGATTAAGCTAGTAAGTGATGGTATTCTTTGAAGTGTTTAATACGATCTGCTAATCCAATAGTACCACCATTAACACGTTTTGTAATTTTAGTTACAACTGCGTCAGTAGCACCTTCGTCAGCCATCTTATGTAAACCATTCTTGTTAAAGAACCAAGCAGTTGATAATAATGCATATTTGTCTGCTACTGATGTTGGATCTTTTGTTAAGTCTTCATTAATAGATTTACCAAATGCAGTGTAGTTATCTTTACCTGTTAATTGAATGTAACCACGACCACAGAATTTAGCACCTTCACCTGATGCTTCAGGACCATTACCCATTCTATTACCATATACTTTATTGGCAATTTTTTCAGGTTGTCTAGCATATGATGCGGCAGCAGCTTCTGTTGGGAAATATTTTTTAAATGTACCCGCTAAACCTTTAGCACTATAGTTTAAATTTTCTTTAGTTAAACGGAATCCACCTGATTCATGACCACATTGAGCTAAGAAATGAGCTAAACGTAGTGGAGTGTTGATTTGGAATTTATCCATTACTCCTGGGATTTGGTTAATTACTTTGTCAGGAACGTGTCCTTTTAATTTGTTTAAGTCCATAGTTTAATTTTTAGTATGTTACAACACGGCCATAAATATCTGAGTTAGGATATCTTACTTCAAAGATCATTGGATCTAGAGATGGATAAACAACTCCTTGTTTTGTAGCAGCTGATATATCATAACTGTATGGAGAATAATTACCTCCAGTTAAATTTAAAATTTCAACTTTAATTACTGATTGAACACCTTTAACAGCTCCAATTAAATTATATATATCTGAATGTATAACTGGTTGGTTGATTTGCCATTTAGATGTATCAAAATAATTTTTTAATTCCTCAATACATTTAGTTAATACATTTTGAGAGTTATATGCTGGTAGACATGAAATGTCAAAATTGACTTTAATATTAGCGTAATAAGCGTCTTTAATTAATACAGCGTCACTCATCATTTTTTCATATGATAAGTATGTTTTTAAGTTCTGTTTAACTATATTATTTGCTTTTGTTAATTTACCATTTATATCTGTTGATAAAATATAAACAGAAAGTGATAATGGATTATTATTAATAAAGTTTTGTTTATCTGAGTCATTCGCTACTAAATAATCTTGCGCTACATAAGCCTTACTTATATAACCATATTTTGACGGTAATGATAAAGTACGAACTAAATAATCAGCCTTAGTTACATTTCTATTTTGAGTTGGAAAGTTGGCTAAAGCTTGTAATCTTATTTGTTCTGTACTTTCACCAGGTCCACCTCCAGATGAAGGAGTTGGGTTATTGAATCTAACTGATCCTTTAGAAATATTAACTATTGTTGGGTCTAAATTATATTCATTAATATCAACAGTAATAACATCATTTAAATTGATATCATCTGATGGTAAGTTTGTTTCAATACCACCACCTGTTAAGTAAGTTACTGTTAAAGTAGTGTTTGATGGAGCAATACCATATTCATTTGTATATTGGAAATTTGATGGATCATAAGCCATATTCATTTTACTTATACCATCTACTAAACCTAAGCCAACATTGTCAGGATTAGGTATAATTGTCTCATCAGGAACTGAAGTAACGCCGCTACCAAATTCTAATATTAAATTATTATCATCGTTAAATCGTGTTGTAAAACGTCTTTGAACCTTTTTTAAACGTAATAAAAATCGAGCGCTATTATCACCACTGTAATTAGGTTCAAATGTAGGTAAATTTAATGATTCATCAAATACTGTATCTTGAGCTAAATAAGGTACTTCATACCATGTATTATCATCACTATCAGTTATACTAATTATCTCAATAATATTTTTATCATTAATAGTAACAGTCGGGAACTGTTCTGGATTATTAAAAGAGAAAGTAGTTGTTTTAATTTCCCCTGATATTGCTTTTATTTGTTTTTTAAGTAAATAATATTGTGGGTTTGTTGTTGAACTATAATATTGATATATATTAGCTTCTGTTGGATCAAAAGATGATGAAAACTTAAAGTTAACTGAATCTTGTGTAACAAAAGTTATTGATGGATTAGAATTTGACTTAACTACAGTATTTCTACTCACTGTTGAAGCATATCTATAATCAGGTTTATAATTAGGAGCACCATCAGAAGGTATTAATTGAAATATATCTAATGTTACTGATGAAGTTGATGTTATTTTAGGTCTGTAACCTAAAGCATATGCTAAAGCAATAATATTTTTTCTTTCTTGAGCATACAATAATAATGTTTCTTGTAACTGAGTGTCAGTGTAAAACGATAAAACATCACCTACATAAGCAGCCATTTCCATAAACATATTACCAGGAGCAGATGGACTAAAGTCCATGTAGTTATTCTGAAAATATGTTCTAGCATAATTAATTAGGTCTGACTTTAATGTGGTAAAGTCTTTATCAAAATATTTTATATCAGGTACGTTTGCCATTATTGTTTGGTTAAATTATTTGTTGATACATTTATTACTAAATTATCATCTTGGTTATTTATTGAGTAGTCTAGTACTATATTCACTATATTTTCATCGGAAAACTTTTTAACAGCTATATTACGAATAATAATATTAGGTACATAAGCGTATATTTCTTGTTCTAATGATGCAGCTATACCATCAAACGATGAATCTGGGTTGAATAGTGATGCTCTTAAGTCCCCACCGAATGTAGGATTAAATAAGCGTTCACCTTTATTAGTTAATATATAATTAATTAAATTAGATTTCACTTGGTCTTTGGTAGTAAAGGTTTGGTTAAAAACATTATTACCATTATTGAAAAGAATACTAATTCCAATACCTCGTTTTTGTCCGACGTCTTGGGGATTTAGTGTATATGTAGGTCTTTTTAGCATTAGATTTGTCCTTGTTCTTTCATTTTACTCATTAACCCGGTAAAGTCAGGTACAACATCAATTCTAGCAGACTCAACACTACCTGCTGGTCTTGTATTAGCAAACATTTGGTCTACACTTTCTACTACCATAGGTTCATTTCCGTATGCGTTTCCGCTGAAGCCCATAGCATTTTCAGCTTTCATATCAGCTATTGTTCTCCACTCACCTGAGTTTGCTGTTTCATTTAAAATTTGGTTCAAAACATCGTTACTAGAAAAATTCATAGCTTTAGCAGGCTGTGTAGGTTTGGCAGGTCGTATTGCCTCGACCATGGAATTTTTAACAGCCGGTTTTTTGGACTCTGCCACTACCGGTTTAGACGCTGGCGCCTCTAATAATAATCCTAGCTCTTCCCTTACAACAGCTTGTACTTCTTCACGTACAACTTTTCTTAATAATTTTACGAATGTATCCGTTTTCATGTTTATAAATATTTTATTATCCTATTATTTGTTTAATTTCGTCAAGTAATTTATCAGCTCCACGCGTTTTACTAGGAGCTGTTTCAGCTATTTTTAAGTTAGTATTTTTATCATAAGCCGTAACTTGTATAGCTCCTGATGGATTTGTAGTAACTCTAATAGTATATTGGTTACCCTTATCGTCCTCATAGTCTTCTGGGGTTTGTTGGCTGACTGCTGTTTTAGTTGTATTTAATTCATCAGATAATGATTTTGATTGATCAGGTATACCATTAATAATAATATTTATTCTATCTAATTTTTCTTTGATTTTATCAATCATTTTTTTAAATATACCTAATATACCACTAATAACTGTTGTCATTAATATATAATCATCTACTTTCTTTTCTAATACATTTATTATAGGATCAGTTGATTCTTTAAATGCTAAATAAGCAGCGGTTGCTGGTTTAGTTGGAAGTGGTAAAGCGGCTTCAGTTGCTGCGGCTGCGGCCATTGATTTTAATTTAGCCTTCAAAATAGCTATATATACTTTAATTGCTACTAATCCCGCTCTAACTACTTTAAGTAAAGTAACTAATGTGTCTACTATTTTTTTTAATGCAGCAACAGCACTTTTTAACGAGTCAACTTTACGTTTAAAATTTTGAGCAAATTTTTCAAAATCACCTTTACTTTTAGGAGTGAATGTGATTGTACCTCCTGATATTTCTACACGGCCATATTTTTCTAATTTCTTTTTAGCTTCATTAGTAAGTTTATCTATTAGTAAGTTTACTACTTTTTCTGTGTTGATAAATTTAGTTAATATAGGCAGTGCTGCTGCTACTAATAAATTTTTAACATCCGCAGGACTTAATTTAGTTTGGTCCTTCAAAAAGTTTTTAGCGTTTTTAGCTTTTTCTAATTCCTTTTTAGCTTTATCAGCTGTTGCTTTTGCTTTTTTAAGTTGGGCTTGAGCTGCTTCAATTTTTGCTTGTGCTTGTCCAGCGGCGGCTCCAACTAATGCTTTAGCGTTACCTATAGCAGCACCCGCTCCTGGTATGTTATTTACAACATTACCTATTTGAGAGGAACTTAAGTTACTTGGTATTGATAAGTTTGAAGCCATTATATTGTAAATGATTTAGTTGATTTAAAATTTTCTAGATTAGCTTTTATTCCTTGTAATCTACCTTTTAGAAATGTTGCTGATGTTACTACTAATGGAGGTGTTGCAACTGTAGCTGCTACCATATCACTATACATAGCTAAAGTTTCCATTAATTGAGATAATATTTCATCTAATTGTTCACCTTTAACTATTGGTTCAGCAACTCCATTTTTATCTAGACCAAATTGCATTCTAGGAGCGTTAACTAAAAACATATTTTGTTCATCATCACTATCTATATTACCTACGTCAATAGTTACTTTATCACCTGCTGAAAAGTTAATATAACGCTTAGCATTTAAATAGACATCATTAGCACGGGCGTTAAAAACTAAACGTCCTGATGATAATATTATTTGTTCTCCTGTATATTGATTTATATCTATTGCCATTTTAATTTATATCTTTTCTTGTTATGGACACAATTCGGATTTTACCCCATCAGGGTCATTTTTTAATGTAGCACAATTTTTGCAATTAAAACGTGAAGGAACAGTTTTCATATTCCATCCAGGATATTTATTTTTATTACTATAATGAACGTGATTATAATGATTTCCTCCTTTAGAAGGATTATTTAAATACCATATATATGCTATCATATTTACTCCTTCTCCTGCCTTAGCTCCGGTTGTTACTTTAGCGGCGGCTACAAATCTATCACATATAGCTTTAAATTCAGGTGATACAGGTACTTTATATTCGTTTCCTTTACTATCTTTTGGAATTATTATATTTCCCTTTTTGTCTTTATATGTTGGATCAGGATTACCATTAACATCTACATTAGCGTTTCCACATGATATTGCTTTATTTTTTGGTGCTATTGTACCTGTCAAATCATAAAATATAGGTAAGTCTACACCAAATCCTTTCATATGTCTGCTTGTATTACCTGATGTTGTTCCACATGAATGTCCTTCTCTAGCGGCTCCTATATGGATTTTTATTTGAGCAGCTTTACCTATTGCAATTAAATCTATTAGTACTTGAGGATTAATAACATTATTTCCATCACCCCAATCTTTTTTAGCATCCGCTTTTCCATTTACACCACTATTTGAGAATGATATATAGGTATTTATTTCATTAAGTAAAGCAGCATCAACCGCTATAGGATTTAATTTTACAAGTAATGCTTTTTTATCTGTGTCTGTTATTGGGGTTGGTGGACGATTTTTAATTTCTTCTATTGCAGCCGCGACAGCTAAATAACAATCATCTCCATAATCACCATCATATAATACAATTCCATCTTCAGTAGCGGGTAAGAATTCAGTCTCATAAATACCTTCTTCTTCCTCAGATTTAGTTGGAGGAGGAGTAATAGTTTTTTTTACTGCTACTGATGGTGATGGTGTTGGGGCTGTAGGTACATTTCCTACTACTTCATATTCATTAGGACAATCAGCATATTTTAATGCTATTGATAATCCTATATCTAGTAATGTTAATCTTATAGGATTACCTACATTATCTACATACCATTGAGATGACATACCAATTTTGATAAACATGTTTTGGTCTTTCTCATGTTTTTCTTTTAAAATTTTATATACAGTATTTAAAAATTTGGATTTATCATTGTTATATGTATTTATTATATCATCATATTGTTCGAAGAATTTTGTAAATATTTCCTTATCTGAGAGTGATTTTTGTTTTGATTTATATAGCTTATCATCAAAATTATCATTAAAAGCTTGAGCTTTTGTAATTCCTAAACCTGTAAGTATATTTAACTCTTCCGGACCTATCGTCACTAATAATAATGCTGGCCAATCATTATTAACTATGGCAATTTGTGATATATATATTAATGATCTTAATCCAGATGGTAATGTTTGTATATCAAATATACTTCTAACTTCAAACTTATTAGTACTGTTATTTTTAAAGTATTTATTTTTATCTTTTACTTTACCTAATGAATATTTATCATCTTCATCTTCATCAGTTATCCATCTATTAGTATATACTAATTTTATATCAGTTGATAAATTAAAATTATCTTTTTGGTAATCAAATGAGTTAATAAAAGGAGATCCATCTAATGTTATTTTAGATTTAATTATATCAATTATTGGTTGATCAAATAATGAATCTTTAAGTTGTTGTTCAGTTTTAACTTTATCATTTTGGTATTTAGGATCAATAACTCCTTTTTTTGGTTTATACATCACATCAACACCTAATTTTTTTGCATCATTTCTTGGTAACCATAATTCTCTAAATAATAATCTATTTTTAGCTAATTCTTGAAATTCATAATTTAATAAGCCATCACCACCACAATTATTATTTACAGTAGGAGCTACCACTTGATCAGCACCTATACTTTGATCTAATGAATCAAAGTTTTTACTTGCTAAGTCACCTACAGCGATAGGATTACTTGTAGCATTAGTAATTATAATATTACTAGAAAATTTATCTGTTTGTATGTTAGTACCCTTAATATTATCTTGATCATCAAGAAGTTCTTTTTGATTAGGAAGCATATTACCTACAATACCAATAAATTGGTCATTCATAATCATCCCACCTCCGCCTTCATTTTGAAGGAGGATATCTTTAGGATTCATATCTATAGGATATATCTTTTCGTCTGCCATTATAATTTATTTTTATATGTCTTTAAGAATGTTACTGGTATAACAGAATGTCCTTCTTTTAGTTCTGTGGCTCTGTTTCCCATTTTAGGGCCATATAATCTTTGATTTGCTTCTATTAATGGATAACTAGTATGCCAATTATTAGGGTTATACATCATAAATGCTCTTTGATCTGTTGTGTTTGGAATAGATCCACTTTTAGGCATTGATGGGTCCATTAGTCCTACAAAATTAAAATTACCTACTTCTGCCCAAGCGTTTAATCCTCCTCTTGACCATCCACTAAATGAAGAGAATGTAGCATTTGGATAGTCTTTTTTAACTGTATTCATAATACTCTCAGTTGAGTTCTCATAGTCGCTAAAAATAATATTTTTATTATTTGTTATTCCTGCTGCTTCAGCTAGTTTTTTAATTTGAGAGGCACCATTAGCTGAGCTTGGATAACCTCCAATTATAATAGCAAAACTATCATCTGATGCTAATGGTTTTGAAATGATTGTAGAATGGGTAGCGGTTGCACCTGCGTTTGATGTTGTAGGTTTATTAGGTTTATTATGAGGAATACCTGTAGTTGCTTTTTTTAAATTTTTATTATTTACACTTACTTCTTTAGCTTTTGGAGGTGTATTTTGATCAATTTTATTATTATTTGGGGCTTGCCAAACAGCAACTGGGGTTGGATCATAATAAAGAGTTTTAGATCCAACAGAATTAGATATTGATGCGTCAGTATCAGGACCATCAAATATTCTAACTATATTATTTATTTCAGGTAATTTAACAAAATTACTTGTTAATGGTATTGCGGTACCTACTTTTGCAGAAGGTATATTACTTGCTATAGGAGAATATATAATTTCTTTAGTAGTAACATTAATACTTCTAACAAGACCATATATAAACTGTGGAATAAAAGCGGCTCTAGAACTATTCATACTAGAAGCCATATCTAACACTCTGTTAGAGGTACTTATTCCTGTTCGTATAGTATTCTCTTTACCCATTATTTATTTTCAATTTGCTTTACTTCAACATTATGCCCGATACTGCTAATTTCTTGGAATAATAATTCTTTATCACGATCACTTAACATACCATCATCAGCAGTTCCACCATTACTATTCATACCACGTTGAACAATGCCCGCCATTTTAATTAAAGCGTCATCATTCTTAATTGCTAATTCCATATATTCCTTTAACAAAGGAACAAGCATCATCGCGTCACCTGGTTCCTGTATCATAGGCTTCAGTTGATCGATTAATGCTTTGATTTCCTTTTCCTTACGGTTGGCGTTTTTGTATATATCCTCGAGTAAGCTTGAAAAGGTTTTATCTTTGAATAAAACTTGATTAAAATCCATATTTACGTTTTATATAAATATGAGAGATGTGAAGAGTTAGATCGACATTGTAATACGTCCATGTTCATAGTATTCGTTATATTTCTTAACATATACTAATTTTAAACGTTTGATAATCTTAGTTATCTGAGGTGTTGATGCCTCTGTCATTTCTTTTACGTATATGTATAAGGCTTTTTTATTAAAAATATCTAAGTTTTCGTTTTTACGGAATAACTCTAATATAGCGTCAGCAATGCGAGCATCGTTTTGCTTTGGGAATAAAATAAATAAATTGGCATCTACGTACTTAGTAAACTGTTGTAAGTAAGATGGTAACTGATCTATTTGAGGATCGTTATTAGTATTTGTAATATCAATTAAAATTGATTTATCCTCATCAACTGCCTCAACAGGTGCTTTATCTTTTAGCTTCTTGTAGTTAGCATTATTGTAGAGAATAAGGTACCTTTTTGCAATGGTACCAAAGTAACTAAACGCTTTACCCTTGTTTTGATTGTATAAGTGTAATTTCTCTAATAGAAAGGCCACCACTTCATGTTGGAGCTCAGGGATAGTATCCACTTCCGTATAATAAAACTTAAAAGTATGAATGATATTTTCAGCCAGCTTATGAAACGAATAATTAATTTTTTCATTGAATATCTTATTTCGAGTGTCTTGATCTTTACATTGTAAATACTCAATGATACCGTCCTCAGTTTCTTGAGTAAAATAAACATTGGCCTTTTTAGGTTTACGTTTACGGACAGTCCCTTTCTTCGTTAATAATACTTCTTGCTCTTCTGCCATGTTTAAACGTTCTTAAGGTAGTGGTTTAACGAATCTTGAATATTTTTTAAACTGTTAAAGAAAAATCCTATCTGATCATTTGATTTAAATGCTTCAGTTAATTCAACAGCGTTAAGTTGTCTATTTGATTCATCAACGATAGCGGCTACACTATCAATTATAATTTTTTGTTTAGTAGCAATTTGTTCTAGTCTAGCTACTTTATTATTTAAGTTCCAAATGATGTAACCAATTATAGTGGCTACCCATAATGCGATTGCAATAATTCCTACTATCATATATTTTTCATTAGCTCGGCTAAAGCAGGATTAGACATAGATTTTAATGCTTTTTGCTTTACAGCCGAATTGTTTTTATTTAATTTAAAGTTACTTTCTTTCTTAGGTGTTTCTTGTTTTGGACCTAATAACTTAGGTAACCATTCCTTTTCAAACTCAATTCTAGCCGCCATTAAATCCGCCTGATGTAAAACATATACAAGTGAAGTACGAGGCTTAGTTTCAGGTGTAAAACCCATTAAGTAAGCCTTATTTGATTCATCATATAGTCCATCATGAGTTCTGATAGCTATCATTTCGTTTTTAGTAGGTATAATACCATTACTAAGTAACAAATGTAAACCACGATCAGGAACAGTCATATATTCTAAACGATCATTAAACATATAAGTTTCGTTTAGTTTATCTCGTCTCCATTGGTCTGTTTGTTCAATATACGCTGCGTTCTGTTCATCTCCAAATTTGCCTAAGTCATGATTGATAGCTGAGAACACTAGTTCCTCAGTTGTATAAGTGTCTATCATTCCAAACTCATGCCATACAGTGCTGAATGTTAAGGCAGCAGCTACTACTCTATTTACATGGTCGACATAACCACCTGGGAAACAGTTATGATACTGAGATTTATGAGACGCGGGCATCATAACGAAGCGTTCCTCATGCCTGGTATAAAACTCAAGTAATAGTTGTTTACGTGGTTCTGAGATATATAGTTCTATATTAGATAGAAATTTATCCCAATTGTCTTTGATTTGTTCTGGTGTTAGCATAACTTTTATT